CCTATTGAGAAGGCTGCAAATGGCATATAATCAGCCTGTGTGAACCATATTAGCATTGGCTTGATATAAGTGTCTACAAGCGTCTTATAATCGCTATTTTCTGCATCATCTAGCTCGCCATCTACAATTAGTTCCTGTAGCTTCTTATATAGCTTACCACCTAGATAGTTCTGAATGTGTGTATCTTGAGCAACCTCAACAAACTGCACAATCTTATCAGGGTCTACATTACCACTAATGATAGACTTCTTTTTGATATCTGCTATGCTTACGAATAGTGCCTTGTTTGCCATAATTATTTAGTTGTTGGGTAAGCACCTTTGTTTGGCATATCCTTTGGAGCAACAGGAACCTCACTTGGGTTGTTTGGTGCTGTGTAGCCATCTGCTAATGCCTCATCCTCGCTTACTTGTGTTTTCTTTTTATATACTCTTTTCTCCCAGAAGTGGTGGCAGTTCTTACCCCCCTTGAACTTGAACAGGCTATAGTTTCTGCCCTTGTGTCCTAGCTCTTTGTTTACGCCTCTGAAAGACATTTGATTGATGTCCTCTAGCCTGTAGACAATATCCTTGTCTGTTAAGGCTTCCATTCTCTTACAGAAGTCTCTGCTGTTAGCAGACTTTCTAACTGGCATATACGCATAGCGTACTTTATAGCCCTTATTGTCTTGCTTACTAGTCTCTGCTAGGTCTACTCTTTCTGTAGATACTAACTCCCAGTCATCAGAGATTACTTCTCCAAACTCTTCTAGTTGCTCAAACAGGTCGGCCATCTCTTCATCTTCAAGATGCTCAAGTTCTTCTGGCTCTTGTTTAGATAGCTTCTCACCTGTTTCTTCTTCTCTCTTAATCTTCGTCTCAATGTTATCAAGCTCTGTGAACTCAATAGGCTGTAGAGTAACAAAGTAAAGGTTAAGGTAGATTTTGTTGAATGCAAGAATCTCGTCTAGTCCATCAATGATTTGTTGCTGGAATGGACGAATAACCATATTGTCCATAATGATAGACGCTGTACGAAGCTCCTCTGCGTTGTTACCGAAACCTGTATTGTCTTTAATACCTAATAAGATAGGAGATACAATACGGTGTCCTAACATAATCTTCTCTCTTGATTCGTCTGCTAGGAATTGATACTGAGCGTGCGCATCAGGTAGATGAATCGGCTCAATAGTAGCTTGGTCCTCCTGCGACTCGTTGAACGTAAGTATGAATTTACCTGCATTCGAGCTTCCGCTAAATTTATCATATATCTTTCTCTCTATAAGTTCCTGCGTCTCCTCGTTGGGAATACCGTTATTAAAGTTAACCAGAAGTGAAGGTTGGAGGCCGTTTTGGATGTTATTGATGTGATAGTTCGCCACTTCTTCTTCAAGTTCAGCGTACTGAAGGCATCCGTTATAATCAACAGGAGCATAGTAATAGAATCCAGATTTGTAAGGTTTGAATATGTATAGCTCGATAACTTCACTTTTAGAGCCGTTACCGAATGTAGGAATGCGCTTAGGTTTGTCACTAGGTTTTAGTTCTGACCATTTAGGATGATAATAGTATGCTTCACACTTACCCTTCTTAGCCTTCTCAGCTCTCAATGTTTCCATTGGGAAGTGGCTAACTTGAACAATAGCTGTCTTAGCTTTATTGTAAATCACCTGTACAGCACCCTGACCAAGTAGCTTGTAGTCATTGACTAGTTTACGCATACAAGAAGGCTTAAGAAGCAGCTTCATCTTAGCATACATCTCTGGCTTCTCCTTGCTGTCTAGTGCATCAAGTCCTCTACCGTAAATCATCTCGGTAATACCATTGATACAACAAGCGTTGGTAGGACTACCTAGATACTTCTCTATTAAAGACTCAAAGTAGTCTTGTCCGTCATCGCCTGCGGTATAAAGCACCCAGTCTTTGCGGTCATCTTCGATAACCTCTGGTGATTGGTAGCCACTTAAATTAACAACCTTGATGCTATTCTTATAGCTCTTTGGCTGTTGTACTGTGTTTACTAGTTTAACTCTATTTTTCATACTATAATACTATGTACTCGTCAGCACCATCGTTACGTTCTGTGTAACGCTCTGGGTAGGCGAATACCTCTTTTTTATTTGTCTTACTTGTGATGTATATTAAATCTCTATAAAGTACATCTGTAGTCGTTGTCAGCTCTAGTGTATATATCTGGTCTTCCTTGAATGTTATTGTAGGGGTCAAGCTAATCTCTATGTAGTTTCCATTAGAGGATGCTGCCCAAGTAAATGTAACATTACTTTCTGCTTTACTAGTGCCATTCTCTGTTAAAGTTATAGAGGCTAGGTCTAGTTCCGCTGAAGCAAAAGACGAAGGTATAATGCTAAACGTCTGTTCGGTTTCTATTGGTCTTAATCGTATCACAAAAGGATAACTCAAAGACCCTGTTTTTGTTTTTATTAGGCACAAAAAAAGAGGCCTTACGGGGCCTCTCTTTTAGTTAGTTAGCTTATTGGTTATGCTGCACCATCGTCAATAGTTGGTCCATCAGTACCAGCAGTACCGCCAATGAAGCTTCCAGAAACGAAGTTAGCAGGAGTGCGCTCCATACCAGTAAGAGAGATGGTGTAACCTGAAAGGTCTCCCATAGCAGCTCCTGTTACGATAGTTCCACCAGTAACGTCCGCACCGTGTTCTCTACCTACTAACCAGAAATTTCCGTTGTAGTCCTCTACCACGATATGAGGTCTTCCGAATGATAACAACTTGATTTGGTAGTTATCTTCTTTGCTCAATTTAGGTAGGGTAAGTTCTAATACCTGCTCGAAAGCAGTAGTTCCATTCTCACGAGAAGACTGGATATTTTGTGTTAAAGAAGAGTTGCCTTTAAGCGCATACTTGTATGCTGTGCTTGAAGCAAAGTCAGCAGCAGCTACCGTATCTTCAGAACCAGAGGTAGAAATTAAAGTGCTGTCTACTCCGTGATTAATGAAGTAAACATTCTTCAATCCACCAACTTGGTCCTTGCAAGGTAGAACTCTTCCGTTTGATAAATCGCAGCTCATAGTTTTTTATTATTAAAAAAGGGTAGGCAGGCTCTTGGCTTACCTACCCTTCTTCGTTATACAATTATTTTATTATGCTAAAGTTAGCAATACTAGGTCAGAACCTACTCCGTACTGTACACCAGCAGTATATCGCATTACGATACGTACGTTTTGTGAACCATCTAGGTCAGCCATATCAATAACTTTAACCTCGTTGTGGTCAGATAATAGACCAGTACCGAAGAATAAGTTAGAAGCCTCACCAGCAACGATGTGGTCAGCAGGCATTCCAGGAGCGTGCTGAATCTTGATACCATCAAAAGATAAAGCGTTACCCATATTGTACCATTGTGAACCTTTGCTGTCAGTACCAGCAGCACCTAGTCCAGAAGCTCCAAATCCACCTAATGAACGGATGTAAGCTCTGAAAGCTACAGTTGGAACATAGATAGTAAGGTCTTCGTTTCCGTAGATAGCAGAAGGAACTGCATCAAGAGTGTTCTCTAGTAGAGAAACGATGTTTCCTGAAGTGAAAGAAGTTTCTGAAGCGTTAGCAGCGTCATTAACGTCTCCATCAGCACCAAGAAGTACTGTGAATCCATCAAACTCACCAGCAGTAGCGTTTACTCCACCCCAGATGTTTTGCTCAGTCTTCTCTGCTACTTTCCCTGCAACGTGTGCAATTAGGAAGTCAGCGAAGTTTGGAGGAAGTTGGTCAAATGCACCAACACCCATTTGGATAGCCTCCCAGTCAGAACGGAAGTCTTTTTTACAAAGCTCAATGTTCACTTGGAACTCCTCTGGTTGAAGGATGCGCTCTGTTAAAGTAACCGCTCCTGTATCTGTGAAGTCACAGCTTGCATCAGCGATTAATCCTGAAGTATCAAGTTTCTTGATAACCTCTTTGTACTTTACGTTTGGTTTGATACCAATCGCAGATTCATTCAGGGTCTTACCTGAAAGTAACGCAGCAGAGATGTACTGACCAGCACTTTCTCCAGCGTAAGTAGTTGTAATTGAAGTAGTAGTTGCCATTTCTAATTATGATTTTTACTTATTAAACATTTTTTCGTACACAACGCTCATTGTATTGCGTGGTTTGTTCTGCTTAAAGAAGTTCATCTTTTCAGACGACTCTACTTCAGGCGAATGAGCAATAGGTTCAGCAGCAGGCTCTTCGGCTGATAAATCTACTTGTTCTGGTTCTTGAGCAGATAGCTCTTCAGAAGGAATTTCAGTTTCCATCTCATCAGAACCCATCTTTTCAACCATTGCTTCGTACATAGCTTTCATTTCGGCTAAAGCAGCCTCAAACTCATCCTTTGTAACGTAAGCAGGTTCTTCTTGTTCAGGTGCTTCTTCAGCAGGTGCTTCTCCTTCAGGAGCTTCTTCACCTTCTGCTAAAACAACCTCATCTTTTACTTCTACGTCTTCTACAGATAGTTCCACTTGCTCTTCAGC